CTAAATAAATTCTTTTTTATAAAGCATTACATCAGTATAAGTAGAATTGTAATTCATTCTAGCATTGAATTCTTCCTTTTTCGCATTATTAAACGGATTACCAATATTGGGATGATTACCCATCCAGCAGCACAACTCTAATATAGATGATTTGTTGCTTGTAAAATAAATGAATGACTTATCCACTAGTATGGATAATACATCTAAGTAATCTGAAAGCCTCCAATTCATGCGATAAGTTCCGACTTCAGTAGAAAGATAAGGAGGATCAACTAAAAATACGACATTGGGCAAATTCTTGTATTTCTTGACCAATTCTTTATAATCACAAGAAACTATATTTCAAGCCCATTCAAATAATCAGTACATAACGGATAATCTTGCTTCCTTATGTTATTATAAAAGCTTTCCCTTTGCAAATCCTTTAGATTCATACAATATTTCATAGAAAATAGTAATGAAGAAGATATGGTAATATAATCAACAAAACCAGTCGTTTCTTCTTGACGAAGTCGTTCTAATATCAACCCTCGTATCGGTTCTGGAATCAATTTTTGTCGTGGACAATCAATCGTAAGCTTACGCAAATCAGAAAGTAATGCATTCGTCCGATTGATATTATTTAATCGCATTCTGTAATTATCATAGTCGTTATATATTACTGTTGCATTCGGTTTTTCTCTTTTAGTAATATGTGACAGAAGCCCAGAACCTCCAAATAAGTCAACGAAAACAGAGTTATCTGGATATTCTTTCAATACTTCTTTAAATTTCTGTGCAAACATTCTTTTTTGTCCTACAAATGGTAATGGTGCTGATAAATATTCCGTATTCATTTTCTTTGTGTTTGATTATGATACAAAATTCTTGAATGATCACGTCAAACACAAAAAATAAGCTATAATCAAACAGAACAAGGCGCACAGTTTTTTTCATTCTATTGATTATCTTATATATTTCTCTTTCTGATATTCTATATTTTGAGGATAAAACAGATACAATGTATACTACTTTATACCCCGTGTTGTACATATTTTCATAGTCAATGTATAAATCTACATATTTATAATCACTAACCTTTAGACCTAATTCAAAAAGCCGTTTTAATAAGTCTTTGTTAAAGTATAATATCTCAAATGCAGTCATAATAGATTATTTAATTATCTTTGTAACGCCAATCACATATTTAATGCATAAAATGCGCAGCCTCACAGTGGAGGATATTTCCCCCGGCTGTGTGAGGTTGCGCATTTGCGTAGAGTATGTGATTGGCGTCTATACTTTAACTAAACAAGCCGGGGGCTTTCTTTTCCCGGATTTATATCACAAAAATATAGTAATCTATGCGATTGACAAAGCTTAATAAGTAGAATATGGGTAGAGTCTAAGAAATCTACCAGAACTCTACCGAGCGGCGAAATTGGGCTGAAAATCGAGTCGTTTTTTTCTACTCTTTACGGCCTTCAAATCGCGTAAAATTGTTGATGAAAGAACCTCCGAGTAGATTTCCGTCGTCTTCACAGAAGTATGCCCTAAAAGCTTTTGCACGGTCGTTATTGGAACCCCTTGATGAATGAGTAATGTAGCACATGTATGACGGGCCGTGTGGTAGGTTATGTGCTTCTTTATGCGTGCCATTTCTGCTATCTGTGCGAGATATTTGTTCACATCTGAATTGCATCCAAGGATGGCAAATTCTTCTATGTTGTAACAGTCTAAAATTGTGAGTGCTTTCCCCTCGAAAAGCAGATGTAACGGAAGCCGGAGTTCGATTCCGGTCTTGATGGATTTGAAATGTAGCCAACGCTTCCCGTTCACACGGATAAAATTAGCTGGTGTAAGCTGACAGAAGTCAGAAAATCGCAATCCAACGTAGCAGCAAAATAAGAAGGCATCAAGCACATGACGAAGCTTCTGGTCGTGCACTTCAAGGTTCTCCAGCTTCCTTAATTCATCCGGTGTCAGGAACTCGTGCCGTCCTCGTTCCTGCTTAATCTTAAATTTGCGGAACGGGTAAGCATCGGCATGAATGTATCCCTGATTTATTGCTTCATTGACTAGCGTCCGAAGCTGGCGAAGGTGTTTTGCCACGGTATTCACTCCGTTTCCCTTTTCCCGAAGATATGTTTCAAAATCCTTTAAGAATGTGTATGTTATGTCCTTGAAATCTAATCCAGGGCGGAATTCCTGAAGAACATTGATAGTCGTGATTAGGTTGTCTTTTGTACTTTGGCGTCTGTCTGAGTGCTTTACATATTCTTTAGCGAATATAGGGAAGGTAACATTAACGGGGGTATTATTCTTTATCGCATCCCGAAGTAAAGCTAAAGTCGGTTGTATTCCACGTTTCCATAACGACAGTTCTATACTTTGAAGATGCAGCATAAACTCAAACAACATGGAATTAAGGTCATTTGCTTGCGGATGGTTACATACTTGTGCTATCTGCTTATCCCAGTGCTCCGGCCGTAGATAAATGTTTGTCTTGAAGTATATTTTACGCTGATTCAAAGAGGCTTCTACCTGCACAAGGGCTGTACCTTGCTTATTTAATTGATTCTTTCTATTGTAAACAAGGCGGTATCTTATCTTTTCCATTTTTTCCGCTGAAAATAGTTATTTATAGGGGTTCCGTAAAATAACACTGGCGGGACTAATACAATTCCCCTTCGCCTATCGTGGACGCAAAGTGGTTGACGCGAACAATATTGAAGATGGTTCCGTAAAATAACACTGGCGGGACTGATTGGAGTTGTTTCAGCAGAAAAAGATGGGTTAATGGCGCGATCTGGTTTTCTCAGTGCAATTGGATTAAATTTGGAAGGTGATGCCAATAACGTAAATAACGGAGTTTATAAATTTGACTCACAACAGGACAATATGCCCGTGAATTATGGCATATTAGTGGCATTTTCTTGCGACGGATGGATTCGTATGCAATTATGTGCAGGTGGAGATAATGGATTAGCATATATAAGAATGCATTATAATAGTTGGACATCATGGAAACAAATTTAAAATGAAAAGCTGTCTGAGTCAGATAGATCAAGAAAATACAGATAGCTATTTTCGCATAAAAGCTGGAGAAGGTACAAATCCTGCATATATTTTTGTAACTGTATTGGGTATTAAATAG